CCAAACTCCCTTTTAAACAAAGATGAGAGGGGGGTGTAAAATTTTTAGAAATTCAATACTGCGTAGTCAATTGATTAATTAACCGAAATTTCAATTTGTTGGTCTTCAGTATCCCAATTGAATTCACCAAATGTTGAATTTGTTATAAATGCTCCTTTTAATATCCACTCGGAAACTATGTCACCTACAGGACCTAAAACATTTACTGTTAAGTCTTTTTTATAGAAATCAGAGTAACCATCTCTACCTGTTACTGATTCATGTCCTAATCTAATCCACTCCATTACGGCTTGAGCTCCTGATGGAGTAATTGGGCTAAAAAGCGTCATTGAAATATCATCCCATTTAGTTTTACCTTTTACTTTTCTTTCAACGTTAATGTGATTTAAAGTTACAACACCTTGTGTTACACTTACTGCGCCAATTCCCTTAATCATAAAGCTAGGAATACCATCCATATAAAGGATGAATCTATTCGCTTGTTGTGGTTCAAACGCTGTAAAAAATATTTCGTTGGGATCTAATACTGCCATTTTCTATTGTTTATTTTCAATTATAAATATCTAATTTTTAAGTTTTTTATGCTGGGAAAGTAGCTCCTGTTGGTAATATGTTAAAGTCTAGATATATGAATTCAGCTGTTCTAGTTGGTTGTATAAATATTTGACCTACTAACTGCTGTCTGTCAATAACATCTGGTGTGTTATTTGATTCATCCATTATTACTTTAAAGGCATATAAACCTTGTCTTTGTTGAACACTTTCCAAATATGGGTTAACTTGTGATAGGAAGTTATTTCTTGTAGCTATTGTATTTTGCTCAAATACTAAATTATCTCCTATTTGTGAAATGTAAGATTTTAATTCAATCAATAATCTTCTAACATTTACTCTGTCAGTAGCTGATGCTTTTTTCTGTAGTGTTTTTTGTCCAAATACTACTACTCCTGAATTTGGAAATGTTCCAATTGGATTTACATTTGCTTGATATAATGTGTCTCTATTTCCGTTAGTTAATTTTCTTTCTGCTCTGATTACTGTTGATAGAGCTCCTCTACTTAAACCTGCAGGTGCAATCCATGGCTCTGATGAATTGTCTGTAAATGCATAAACACCTGGAATCATAGTTGATGCTGGAACCCAAACTTGATCTCCTAAATCAGGATCAATTGTTTGAACCCAAGGCCAATATGTGGTTGCGTATGATGAGTCTTTTCCTGCAGCTTGTGTTGTTACTGCTGTTATAGTTTGGGCATATTTTACTAAGTCAATTACTGCGATATTATCACCTCTCGTTTGTGAGTTATTAACCATTGTGGTTAATGGAGAGGAGTAATCAACATTATATAAACCTGGGGCTGCAATTAAGTTATATTTATATTCATCTTGGTTTGCAAGAAGATTTAATGATATTGTGTAGTTATCTGCTACTAAACCTTGTGTGTTTGTACCATTAATATTTTCGTTGAAATTAGCAACTACACCATCAAAATCAGTTCCTGTAGCTGCTCCAAACGTTCCTGATGCTGCTGTTGGTATTGATGAAGTAAACGCATTTTTTGCTACTCCAGCATTATCGAAGTAATTTAATGTTGGTGTTCCAACTGATGATACCCTTACATATCTTGAAGCATTTCCAAATGATCCTGATAGTTGAGTGTAGTAAGTAGTTCCATCATTTCTTACTGTTAGTTTTTGGTCTCCTAATACTCTTGAAATGTAATTTGAAGCATTTGGGTCTAATGATAAATCAGGCCATGTTTCTAATACGGTTTTTGAAGTTGTAATGTCATCACCTCTTCGAATTAATAATCCAAATGTTCCTGATGATGTATTAGGTGAAACTACTTCCCATCTTAAATTATCTCTAGTACCATCAGCTAATTGTCCTGCTGAGCCTAAAGTTGAAGTGCTATTTTGTACTGCTCCTTCAGATAGAGTTTCTAAAGTAAATGAAGCTGAGGTGTCGGAGTTTGCTATAATTGAACTTGTTGCTGATGTATATGAGCCACTTACAATTCTAGTAACCAATAATGTATTTCCTCCTTGTTGGAAGTAACCATAAGCTGATACTGATGTAAAGTAAGTATATTCATTACTTCCACTTTCAACAATTGCACCAAATTTATTTTGGTAGTCACTGTAAGAAGTAACTATTGTTGGAATACCAACAGGGCCTTTTACTGTAGGTCCTAAAATAGCGGCTCCAGCTTGAATAGGTTGTTGTTGGAGGAATGTACTGTCGTTTTCATTTGCTAATACACCGGGGGATAATAATACTTCTGCCATGTTTTATATAGTTAATTTTGTTTATAAATATTATAAAATCCCTTGAAAGTCATTTAAGCTTTAACAAACTCACCGGTATCAATATTAACTGATCCTTTCCCATATTTGTTTTCTAATTCTTGGGCTAATTTAATTTGACCTGCTTCAAAGGATTTGATTTCTTCTTTAATTTTTTCTTTTTGTTGGTTTAATAAATTCTTTTGGTACTCTACTTCACCTAATCTAATAACGAAGTTATTTTGTTGTTCTTGTAACGAAGTTAATTGTTTAATTTCTTCTTGTGTTAAAACTGTTTTTTCCATTTTATTATAAATATTTAAATTAAAATTAAAGTTACACTAGGAATAATAACTATGTCTCCATCAGTTAAATACTCATTTGAATTAGCTACTATAAGATCTTTTAACCATCCTTCTACTTTGGAAAATGCTCCAGCTTCTAACTCTAAGGAAGCTTGTTCAACTATAGTCATTTCTTTTTCATATGATGACATCATATTATTAATTACTCCAGTAGTTGAAGGTTGTGGTGCTCCTTCAACCCCATTATAGTAATCATCTCTATCTTGTATTGATAAAAATATAAAGAGTGGATTGAATCTAATTCTTCTTGACCCTGCTATAAAAGTAGTAGACCATGTTAATGCCGAGCCTGATGGGATAGTTAATCCATCATTTTTATGTAAGTCTTTATTTATTTGTAATCCCATTTTATTTTTTATTTTTTATTTTTGTTTATCCTAATTGTACCCAATTTGTTCCATCATATCCCCACCATCCTTTACCTGTAACATCACCTGCTCCTGCGCTTGTGGCATATACCATTAATCCTTCTGCTGGAGTTGATATAGCTTCAACTTGCGCTCCTGTCATTCTAGGAGGTAAAAACCCTCTTGTTGTAGAATCTGCTTGAAGAACAGCCGTTTCCTCCATTCCCATTTGAGCAATTGCTGATGACCCTACTGCATAAGTGTCATTTACAACAAAACCTCTTGACACTTTACCTACAGTGCTTTCATCAACAAACTTAGCAAAAGCATTTTCATCTGAACCAATAGCAGTTCCTCCATAATCTGTTCCTGCTGAAGTACCACAAGGGTGCAGTGTGGATTTATAATTTCCAACAGAAATCATCCTAATAGCTTGTTGTCCTGATATAGTATTATACATATAAGCTATTTTCTGTCTTATTTCATTGAACCTATATGTTCCTGTGCCAAGATTTACTCTTTCATTAGCATAACCACCTCCCCCTGTTCCTGAATATTTTACAGGATAAACAGTGGATTTTCCCCCTGAGTAAGTCCAACCTAACGGAGCATAGCTTAATCTTCCATCTATTTGAGCAGAGGTAAATATTTGATTCACAGTAGGAGCAGAACCTCCATTTATGGTTGTTCCGTTTAGAGCATACCTTCCAGTTGGAATCCAACCATTAACCGAGTGGTTGTAATAAGGAATACTATCTGTACCATCTTCCGTGTGGATTTGTAATCCTGCTATTGGAGATGCTATTGAAGTTCTTTGAGCAATAGTCATAGAAGGTAGCATAAATCCTTGAGTAGTACTTTTTAAATTTAGTAAAACTGAGGAGTCAAAGTCACTATTTCCCCAATTTTGTTTAGAACTTAATACAGCGCCTGTCCCAGTATTCCAAAATCCAAATTTTGTATATAAATTTTGAATGTAATTTTTATTAGTGCCACTAGCACCAAATTTCATCTCACCTGAATTACCTATTCTAAAATGCTGAGTACCATTATTTCTAGTTTGGATACTTCTATTTGTAGTTAAATAGGGTGAGCTAACAGTATCTCTTGTAATATGAAGCATTGTGGTAGAAGTGAAAGGAGAACCCTCTTCTTGTATGAAGAAGTCTGTATTTTCTTGTACTTCAATTCCTGCACTATATATTGGATTTCCACTAGCGGCTTGACCACCTAAATGTAATTTAAAAAAATAATTGGTAGCAGAACCTAGTCTTGTACCTACTGCTCCACTTCCTGCGGTTGTAGTAGGTATAATATTACTACTACTTTGTTGAATTAAGGATGAAGTAAATCCCCCACTATTATCAGTTAATTGAAATTCATTTG